TTTCACCCAAGTATTTGCTTGTTCAATATCTGTTGTAGGAAGTTCCTTTAATTTTTCTGTGTATTGCTTTGTCCACTCTGCAAGATCAAACTTTTTGTTTGAAGACATAGCCTTTTCAACAAGAGCGGTTGCTGCTTGTTCGTCCTTCTGTTCTTCTTCAAACTTTTTTATCTCAAACCATTTATTAAAAGCTTCTTCGATAATTTTCTTTCTGCCTCGTTCAACAACAATATCTTCTTTCCAACAAAGATCTTTATAGTCATCTGTAAAATTATAAAGTTCATCATAAACTTTTACAATTTCAAAAGGCTCTTCTATCTTTGTTAAGAATTCTTTGTAAGCGTCAATCCTGTCCCAGCTACCAAAAATTATATCTTTATTTTTTTGAATTTCTACCGTGCGGTTGCGAGCATCATTTAGCATTTGATTATTTCGTTGTTCCATAGCAAAATCATAATCCTTAGAATGTATATTTTCAATTATAGTTCCAATTATTCCTACTACGCTAATAACTATGAAAATAATTCCGCAAACCATTAAAATGCCAGCTAACATTGCTATCTCCTTGTAGCATAAATTATCAAAGTTTCTTTTCCGCTTTTTTCTTTCCAGTAATCGTCGTAAGTCTTTATGCCAAATCTGTACTTGTCTTTATCAAGATTGTCTCTCAAAACATCAAGAATTTCTTCAGCAACAGAATTTTTATTTATGCATTCTACGCACCAATTTTCGTTTTCATCAACATTGAAGTTAATTATTCTTTTATCTGTTATAAACTTCTTTGATAAAATTCCCATTTTGTTCTCCTATTCTCTTAAATATTTTTTTAAGCCTTCTGATACTTTTAAAAGCTCAGCTTTTGGAACTGAGAATAGCTGTTTATCTCTTTTGTCTGTTGTGCAATCTGTCATCATTTTATATTCACGCTCATCAAAACCAATACCTGCAGCAGTAAACATTCCATTATCTACTAAGATAACTGGCAAGTCTCCTTTATCTGTAAAAGTTTCAAACGGTGGAACTTCATCGCCAGGTCTCCAATCTTCAAATAAAAAACCATTTTTTGCAAGCCAAAATTCTTTTGACATACCATTTGGATTTACATAAGCACCCATATTTTACCTCACTTAAAATATTTTAACATTTATTTATTTTTTTGTAAAGTTTCGTCTATAATGTCAGCCCAGCTTCTTGTGTCAAACTCAGTAATTCCTAAATCATTCATAAACTTTCTTATTCTCTCAGTCGGAGTTGGAATTGTTGGTTCATCTGTGCAACTCTCAACTTCAAGATAAACATCTGAACCATTCACTGATACAATTTCGCAATGAAGATCTTTTTCCACATGAAGATCTTTTTCCACATAAAAAGAAATTGAGTTCTTATTCTTTGAAAAATAAGGTTTAAAATTTGCCACTTTCATAGCTTCATAAAAAGCCATGCCAGCTTTTTTACTCATTTCGCCTTCGTATTCTGTATTCATTTCAGAATCTTCTACTGTTCTTTTTTCCTTAACAGTTAATAAACAATACTGCTTATCAGTAGTCATTAGTGTTTGCAGCATCTCTATTGATTTCTCGGCTACCAATTCTAAATCTGCGTTTTCTTTATAACTCAGTGGATCCCACTCTACGCCTCTTTCTTTAAGAATGTCTTTAAAATTATAAGCAACCTCGTTTCTTAATCTAATTATATGTTTTGGCTTTTTTGGAGCTTCTCCATTAAAAGAAAAATACACATCTGTTTTAATTAAAAACTTACTATGCTCCGCATTAAATGGTAGATAATCCCACAGCAGATGTGCCAGCTGTTCCTTCGTTATCTTCGCCTTCATTTCGTATTCCATTTACTGTCTCCTCAATTCTTTTATTTGCTATATTAAAATAATTTTCATCTTTTTCAATTCCAATAAAATCTCTATTTTCTAGTATTGCTGCTACCCCAGTAGAACCTGAACCCATTGTTGGATCGAGAACAGTATCGCCCTCGTCGGTATAAGTTCTGATTAAATATCTGAGCAAATCTATTGGCTTCTGAGTTGGGTGAAAATGTTCTTTGTCGTGTTTAAACTCTAAAACATTTGTTGGAAGTCTTTCACCTTTGTTGTCAACTTCTTTTTGTTTTAGTTTACATCTAATAACAGAAGACGCTGTTCGATTTCCCAGCCCTTTTGACTTATATGGCTTTCCTTTTGTCATCTGCGGATTATATTTCATATTTCCTTTTGGAGAATACGAACACGCTTTCTTTCCAAAAACACAAATATCTTCCGTACATTTTCCAGGCTGATAATGTTGATTAAGAAAATTAGTACACTTGGTTTTTTTCCAAATCCAATTATACTTATACATTTCAATATTTGACATAATCAATTGAGATGTAAACGGCTGCTGCGCAAAACCAACAATTGCTCCATCGGGCTTTAATATTCTTTTTAATTCGGGCCACAGTTTATCAAAAGGAATGATATTATCCCAACTACAAATTGTAGTATTTTTAACGGTTCCAAAAGGCAAATCCATCAATACTAACTGCACAGATTCATCAGGAACATTTTTTAAATCTTCAAGGCAATCGCCATTATATAAAACATAATCAGACATCATTACTCCTTAACAGCATCTTCTTCTGCGAATTTGGTTTCAAGTTCTTTTACCATATCGTAAAGTTTTTCAACACAGTCTGGACAGTAATGAGGAAATCTCCAATCTCCATCATAATCACAAGCGTAAGCATTTATATTATCGTTTTCTATAAATTCTTCTGATGGATCAAACTCTCTTCCGCAATGTTTACACTTCACCTTGTTCCTCCAAATATTTAAAGCATTCTTCCATTTCTATAAAACACGGCTCAGTCTCCCATTCCGTTATTTCTGATAATTTTTTTCTAGGTTTTTCTTCTGCCACCACTTCTTCTTTTTTTGGTGGCTCTTCTTCTACTTTCTTTTTTCTTGACATAATTAAATTATATCATAAAATAAAAAACCCGTCAATACTGACGGGTAATAAAATTATTCTTCATCTCCTGCCCAAGCTGCAACACCGTCTGTTGGTATTACATTTCCTTGGTTGTTAAACTTTTCTCGAAGCTTTCTATTTCTTTCTTTAAGTTCTGCTTCAATCGCTTCCTGTGAAGGTGGCGACTCATAAAGTTTATCCAAAGCTGAAGGTTCTGCTTTAGCCTTAGTTTTTTTTGTTTCGGCTTTGACTGGCTTTTCTACCTTTTCATAAAAAGCTGCTGAGAAACCAGTATTACTTATAACAATATTAGCAAGGTTATCTTTTGCCAAAATTTCTTTAATTTCATCTTTTAATTCTTTCAAATAATTCATAAACGCTCCTAGTCATTTAAGAATTTTAATGCTTCACCTTTTATCAACCAACCAATTCCACAGCCCGTAAGAGCAATGAACTCTGCTATCCAAGTTGTATTTGGTGGCATTGGAACAAAATGTTCTAGAACTAAAAGTACACAAGCCACAATAACTGAACAAGCACAAACTCTGTAAACTACATTTCTCTTTTTCTTCCCTGGCGTAACTTCATTACCGCTTAATGTAAACAAAAACATTTCGTTAATAAAGAAGCCTAAGAAAGCTGTTATAGCGCAAGTGTTATGAATTACACTTGAAACCGCTACTGGTAAGCAGAACAAACCAACATGAGCCCCCGCCATTCCTTCGTTTGCACAAGGGAAGAACAACAAGCCAGCTAAACCAATTCCGCTCATTAGGTTTACTACCCTGTCTCTCCAATCATATCCTGCGTAAGTACAGAAAAAGAAAGCAGATATAGAAATGATAGACGCCATAATCATAATCGAATTTGCATAATAAGTATCACTTATTGAATACCACCAACCCTCTGGATTATAATTCCAACCAATTAAACCAAACAAAACCGACAATGGAGCAAGAGCAAGAACCATAACGCCCATTACTCTTCTTTGCCAAATATACTGATTTTTTTCTACATTACTTCGCATCTGTTCCTTCCTTATGCATCAACTCTGCATTATATTTTAACTTTCTCTTTTTTTCTTGTAAATCTTTTTTTGCTTTATCTTCGATTTTAGAATTTGCCTCAGCATTGATTCCCCAAATCTCTTCAGACTCTTTAATTCTATCAAGTTCTTCAGGTGTCTTATCCAAATCATAAATTACTGTCAAATCTTTGAAGTAAGCAACCGACACAGGCCAATCACATTTTGTTCTAACTTCTATAGCTCTTATATAAAGATTAGAAGCTTCATCGCCATAAGCTGGGCCTGGCTCTTTTTCTCTTTTGGCTGGATCAGAAATATAATTTGGGTTATCCCAAATCAATTCTCCTTCGCCAATAAAAGCAATATTCTTTTTAAATTTAAAAGGCTTTCCAACAAAATCTGTTTTAGATCTTGAAAGATAGATTGTCACTTCGTCAGCTTTTAATATTCCTTCTGCAGTAAGTTTAATGCTCTTAATGTCTCCAACATTCTCAATAAATCCAAGTTCTTTATTTGGTTCATTCAAAGAAGGAGAATAAGGTGGAACAATTTTATAGCTCACATATCCATCTCTTTTTGGAAGTTCTACACAAACTCCCAAGCCTTTGTCTGTCATCTTAATCTGAGTTCTTGTAGATAAAGAGCTCTGTGGGATTACTTCCCAATTCTCAAAAGAATACTCTTCTACACTTGTCGTGCTCAATGAGCTTGCATTAAACAATACTGTTTCTTCAGCAAAGAGCATTCCTGTGAATAACATAGCAATTACTAAAAAAATCTTCTTCATTTTATTTCCTTGGAGAGCAAATGCTCTCCATTTTTAACTCACCTAGTTAGTAAGCTCTTCCTTGTCGTCTTCAATCATTACGTTTGCTCCGCTAGTAGCAAGCATAACTCCAGCAATTGAATTGGCATTCTTTAGAGCTTCTTTCTGAACTTTAATAGGCTCAATGATTCCCATCTCATAAGCATCGCCATATTCATTTGCCTTTGCGTTATAAGCCAAACCCTTTTCATCTTTGAAACAGTTGCTATAGATAACATCTCCGTTTTCACCTGCATTTTCTGCAATCTGCTTTAATGGTGCCTTTAAAGCTTCCTTAATAATCTTAGCTCCACGTTTCATATCTTCTGTTGGATAATTCTCGTCGTCGATTACCAAGGCTCTCCCAAAGCGAGCATAATTAATGCCAGCGCCTTCTGTAATTCCACTTTCAAGAGCGGCTCTTACTGCACAAATTGCGTCGTCTGCTCTATCTTTTATTTCTTTCGCTTCTGTTTCTGTTGAAGCACCAATCTTAATAGTTACCGCAGAACCAGTAAAGCGAGCAATACGCTTTTCCATATTGTCTTTGTCTCTTGGAGATTTCAAGACGTCTTTTTGATTTTTAAGTGTTTTAACATATTCATCAATTATTTTCTGATCGCCTTTTCCACCGATGATTGTTGTTTCTGTCTTTGTTGCTTTAACAATTTTTGTTTCTCCCAAGAATTCAGGTCCACAATCTTTTAATTCAGCGCCAGTTGCATCTGTAATTAATGTTGCGCCCGTAATTGTTGAAATATCATTCAGCCAATCAAGTTTTGAAGAAGCATAACCAGGACACTTTGCTGCAGCTACTTGAACATTACCACTTAACAAATTAAGAACAATAACATTTAAAGCTTCGCCTTGAAGTTCATCACAAATGATAAACAAAGGCTTTTTCTGAGTTGCAGACTCTTCCAAGAATGGAATAATCTCTTCACCCAATGAAATCTTTTTATCCGTCAAAAGAACCAAAGCGTCTTCAAAGTTTACTTCCATTTTGTCTTTATTATTTACAAAATATGAAGACAACCAACCGCTATCAAAAGTAAATCCATTGCTTTCTTCAATTTCGATTTCTGTTCCACGAGTTGTTTCTGCATGAACTACACCGTCCTTACCAGCAATTTCAAAACCTTTAGCGATTACTTTTCCAAGTTCTTCGTCATTGTTTGCAGAAATTGTTGCTACTTTTTCTACTTCTTCTTGCGTAGTAAGTTCGCGAGTGTTCTTCTCAAACTCCTGAAGCACAAAATTAGTTGCTTTATCCATTCCTCGTTTTATTTCGATAGGACGACAACCTGCCTCAACGGCTTTGTAGCCTTCTTTGAGCATCTCGAACCCAAGAACAACAGTTGTAGTTGTTCCATCTCCTGCTGTTTCATTTGTCTTCAAAGACATTTCTCTAACAAGAGCCGCGCCAAGATTCTCGACTGGGTCTGAAAGATCTATATCTTTTGCAACAGATACACCATCTTTTGTAATTACAGGAGTTTTATACCCTGTGGTAGCAAAAAATCTTCCACAAGGTCCAAGAGTAGAGCCAACAGCTTTCGCCATTTTTTCTGCTCCACTCAACCATTTCTTTCTCAACTCTTCATCAAATACAATTTCTTTTTTCATAATTTCCTATTATAAAACAACAAAGGGCTTTTGTCAAGCCCTTTATAATTATTCGCCAAGTGCGTTAGCCATTTCTTCTTCGAGGTCTGTTGCCATATCCTCAAAAGAATTTCCGTCGTCTGTATCTTCAGTGAACTCTGATATTCCACCCTTTCCAGATGCGGCAGCTTTTCGCTCTTGTCTCATTTTTTCTTCAGCTTCGTCAAACAAAGGCTGAAGCTTATCTATATATTCTTCCTCGTGTTCTGCAAAAACCTTTAAGAAGTCTTTCTTATAGAAAGGCTGATCAATAACACCAGGAACAACAAATCTGTTTCCTGACTTCTCGGCAAGCTTGAAGTCCAAAAGAAGTTTCAACATACCTGAATTTCTAACTGGGCCATAAGCCAAATCAAGAATAAACCAGCAGTTTCTTCCTTCCGTTCCAAAACGAGATTTTGTTGCAGTTGCCCTGATAATTTTCATAGAATTACCAAGAGAAGTTTTACGTCTATCTTTTTCTTTATCCTCTGTAGCCGTATCCAATTCTTCAGAAGAAGACATTTCCTGCAGCTTCAAGTTTAAAGATGGATTATAGATAACAGACTGACCACCTGCCATTACCCAAGGATCGTATTGATTACCAATATTTGTATAAACCTTAGATGCAAGCAATACTGTTGCTCCAATTTCGTTAAGTTCATCATCAAGAGCAAATAGGTTATTTAACAGCTTACCTGTCAAACCCATATCCTGAACACCATCAACCTTTGTTCTGAAAGGCTTCATATTAGAAATAGAGTCAACAATAATAAGAATCTTTTCTTTAGATCCTCGATATTTCATAGCATAAACTAATTTTTTTAAATAACAAAGAAGTCCACGAACATAAGTGTATTTTTCTGTTACCAACTTAGAAGGAACATCTCTGTCGTTTACTGCTTCCATTTTGTCAGGGTTATCGTTTGCAACTCTATATGAATCAAGAGTAGAAATACTTACATATCTTACTCTATCCAAAGGTGCGTCAACAAACTTGAACAAGCCAAGACCTGTACCACCACCCTCAGAGTCAATCAAAACAATTCTATCAAACTGATAGAAATCTATATTATCCCACTGTTTTGCTCTTGAGGCTACAGCAGGCATCAAAGATTTTCCCGTTCCCGAAAGTCCCCAAAGATTAGAAATTCTTCCACCAGGATATCCACCTCTAAACTTCTTTGAACAAAGATAGTTAAGAGCCCAATTTCCTGTATCTACATAATAATCAACAGAATCATCAACTTTTGACAAGTCCTGCATTTCTGTAAATTCTTGTTCTATAATTGAATCAAAAATTGATACATTTTCTGCTGCTTTCTCTTCTTTCTTTTTAGCTGCCATTAATTACTCCTTACACTGACATCTGCTGGCGACATACTAACAGAGCCGCTTACGTCGTTTGTCATTTTTGGAGATTTAGTTTTTTGTTCTATTTTTGTTCCTTCTGGAAGGTTAACATGCTGAATTGTTGGCTTACCATGAATAAGTTCTACAACGAAGTCGCACAAAGTTTTTATCACAGCAAGAAAAATACAAGCAAAAACAAAAAAGCCAAAAAAAGTCCAAAAATCTCTAAATACAAAATTTAAAAATTCCACTGTAAACTCCTAAATTTGGTAGGGACTTAAATGTCCCTACCTTTTAATTAGAACGAATTAAGAAGTGCGTCAATATCTTCTTCTTCGCCGTCATCTGCAGGTTCGTCTTCGTCTACAACTTCATCATGCTTTTTTGCTGGCTTTGAAGCATATGTTGCTTCTTCAATTGGGTCTGTTTCCTTTTCTACTGCTTTTGTTGGCTCATCGTCGTCATCAGTTCCACCTGAAAGATAATCCTTCAAAACATTCTTCATTGTGTCAACAGACTCAAACTCTACCAACTGGCTATAGCTCAAGTTTGGAAGCTCAGCCATAAGAGCCTTAAGCTTTGTTGCATCTGTAAAAATTGGTGAAGTATTTACAGAGAAGTTAGAACCTGAATAATCAGTGTTTCTCTTTGTTCCTGTCTTTTTAAGGTTAAAGTCTCTACCAACCTTAAGGTTAAGTGGATCTCCCATTTCTGGATCCTTAAAAGCAGTCATAATAACTTCACGAATCTTTGTACCGAATTCATAGAACTCTGGCTTGAACTCGATATCTTCATCATTGTTGTTCTTGTTTCCACGAACGATAACGCGAGATACGAAGCGTTCCTTAGCACGCAAATCTCCTGCTTTTTTCCATTCGATTGAGTCCTTGTCTCCGTCTGCGAGATTGTAAAACTGTTTTGATTTCTTACAAAGTGGGCATTCTTCTGCTTCGTGAAGATTTCCATTTTTATCTGTAAGTGTCTGATTTAAACACAAATAAGGTCTTCCATTAACGTAATGGATCATGTGTTTCTGATAGAAAAGTTTTTCACCGAAAGATTTAAGATTTGGAAGGAATCTGATTTTTGTAACTCCTTCTTTCTTTGGTGACCAATACTTAGACTGGAACTTTCCAGCCTTGTCCTCGTTTTCCATTTCAGCAACCATTGCTGAAATATCCGATGTTCCGAATTCTACATCTGCCATTATATATCTCCTTGCGATACCTTAATGCTACTGCCAATAACGGGCTACCTGCTGTATCGCTTATTTACTCATTTATTATAGCAAGTATGTTTTATTTGTCAATACTTAACTTGTTATTTCTTCTTCTAATATATTTTCAATTTTTTTAATTTCTTTATAAGAAATTCTTATCAATTTTATATTATTAGTTTTACAAAAATTATTTTTTATTTCATCGTTTTTTTGAGTTTCTTTAAATTTTTTAAATCCAGTCAATAGTAGGTTTTCCTTTAAATCCTTTTTTAAAAATAAAAAAAGCATAGCACAAAGCTCCGCTTGTTTTGGTTTCTATATCATCTTTCCAACAATCAACTCTTTCTCTAAAAATAAGAACATACTTTGGTGGATGTTTATCAAATAATTTCCCACGTTTTTTTCCTTCAAGAAACTGAATTCTTCCAAGCATTATATAATAACCTTCATCTTCTAATAAACTTAGAGCTTTTTCTGCAAACTCTGTTGCAATTGAATAAGGTGGGTTAGTAAAAATACAATCTATATTTTCTTTTTTTTCGGCTTTTAAGAAATCAACTATTTCAACGCCTGGAAGTCCTCTATCAACTATATCAGAATAATTTGTAACATTAAAACCATTATTTTTTAATGAATTTATCATTCTGCCATTTCCTGCTGCTGGCTCCCAAATTTTCCAATTTAAACTTTCTGGAATGTTTTCCTTTAACCAGTTACACACTTTATCAGTTACATACTCAGGGGTGCTGTAAAAATCATCTTTCTGTCTTTCACCAACTGCATGATTTGTAGCTCCCAAACACTTAAAAACTTTATCCATCTCTTCTCCTAAAAAATTAAATCGTCAGACATTAATTCTGCTAATACTTCTTTTGTTACATCTTTTTCTTGAAGAGCGTCAGGAATATCAGACGCATCTTCACCAGACCAAATTGTAGCCCAAATTTTTCCATTTTGGATATGAAAATATAAGCAATCCCAACCCTGGAACTTTTCTTCAGCTACTTTTCGGACTAAATCGTTTAGTTTTTTATTCTCACCTAAACAGTGTTTAAATTCACTCTTTGTCATACTTCTAATTTTACCGTTTTTGTAGGCTTTGTCAAGATTTCATCCATCTCTTTTTCAGACATTTGCCCTTCAAGAATTTTATCAATATCTTCTTTTGCGTGTTTTTCTTGAACTTCTCTTTCTAAGCCTCTGTTTGTAATTTCAAGATTATCATATAACTCTTTCAATTTATAATATTCTTCTTCCCAATTTTTGTTTTGAATAGTTAAATCGCTTATTTTTTTCTTTGAAATTTCTGAAGCTTTATGAAGAAGATTTTTTAGATCTTCTTCTGTATATTTTTTATCAGAATTATTTTTTTCATTATACATATGAGCAAGTTTTGCATAAGCAGATTCAGCTCTTTCTAATTCAGCTTTGAGTCTATCACACTCCAAATCTGCGTCGGTGAAATCAT